CGCATTACGTTCAGCATTTTGCGAATCAATAACAATGACCAAACGGGATTCTTGTGCCATCTTTACTTTCCTCTAGGCATTAAAAAACCCACTCAAATGAGTGGGCTCTGTTTAAATTAAAAATAATTACTAAGCTGGGCAGTTAAACCAGTTCGGTCGTGCTAGAAATCTTTGTCCATTAGACATGGCTATCACCGAACAGTCTGCATCGATCAACGGCTCATTTTGTAGGTTCCTGAAATCCAACAATCTAGCAATATCTCGTGCTGCTTCATTCGCTTTCACTACTAAGTGTGAGTAATACGCGAACTTCTTCATATCAAGCATTTTTACAGCAAGCAGAACTGGAACGATTTCATCATTTTCTATGATGACTGCTTCAGTAAGTTTGCGAACCATCTCATAGGCGTCTTTATCAAATAAAGGATCTTGAGGTTTCTTTTCCTCTGGTTTTGCCTTTAAATCCATAACTTCTAAATAATGCTTAGCATCTTCAAAGTGAATCGCTCTCAATTCTCGGTAACTTGCTGAGTATTTAAAGTGATTCTTTAAGCGACTCCACATTTGCACAATCAAATTTTTATTACCTTTTGCTCTTGTATGAACAATGTTATAAAGAATGCCAGCTTGTTCTGGTGAGATAGTTTGTTTTCCATTAAGCAACCATTCCATCACAAGTGAATCATAGGCACGAATTACCATTAAATGAAATTTAGGGCTAATCCACATTGCATATGCATAAACTAGTTCTTTTACTCCAAATGTCCCAACTCCATTGACCACTTTTACAGCACTCCTCATATTTGAGGGGTGGTCGTTTTCTGAGCTTCTCATATTTGAGAAGCTGTCGATTTCTTTGATTAATTCTTGCGTTTGCTCATTACGCAAAAAGTTAGCAGGCTTATGTTTAGCCAAGTCTCCACTAGCCTTGTGAAGGTCATTCAAGCAATAACGCCCATCTTCATCTTGGCGAATAGTAAATTCACCAATAACTAATGGCTTATTATTTGGATTTAAAAAGTTTTGTGTTAAATTAGACATGTTGTCTTTCCTGTAGATTGCGACATCAATTAAGCCCTGTCCGCCAAGATCATGGGCTTTTTTGTTGCCTATTGATTTCATGCTTTCGCACTCTCTCGCGTTAGTTTCTTTTTAAGCTCTTCAAAATGTCTCACTAAGTAGTTATTCAGAGAGCGCCCTTCTTTCTTTGCCTGCTCTAACAAAAACTCTTTTAGCTCCTCAGGCATCCGCGTATTCATTTGTACAACATTCATAATTTCTCCTTTATAGTCTCACATCAAATGTTAGCGTTTTGCTATGTTAGCAATATGCTAATATTGATGTCAATATTTTTTGATAGCATAATGCTAACAACCTTCAATTTAGTTGTAATATAATGGCTGATATTCAATTTAATCTACGCATTCCAGAGGAATTGAAAGAAAAGATTAAGCAAGCCGCAACTGAGAGTGGCCGATCAATTAATGCTGAAGCTCAATACAGGCTTGAGCAAAGCTTTGAATTACCACGTTCAATCAATATGGAAAAAGTGCTGCGTTTTATTGATGCTGTTAACGCTTTAGAAAGAATTGAAAAATTGGAAAAGGAATTGGATTCTTTAAAAAAAATAGAATAAGTTCAATATAATTACCACTATATGAAAAAGCACCCTAGGGTGCTTTTATTAAAACTTATTCCACCCACATGCATTATTTTGCTTTCTCATGCCCGCCTTTAGTGCGACAAGGTTGAATTCTTGTAATGAAATCCCGCCATCGCTTGTTTTAAAGAAAATCTTTAGTTTATTTGCCGACTTAATTAGACTAACCAACTCCTCATTCTCGCCAAAATCCTGCCAGTCCTCTTCACTACGGACCTTTATCGGTTGAGCTTCTGTTGTTTTGTCTGTTTCAACAAAAACATAATCTTCACTTGTATAAGACAAGTGTCTTTGTGACCATAAACTTATAGATGTTGTGCCACCCTCACATCCAAGTCTTAAAATAGGATAGATGTATTTAAAACCCTCACCAACTGTTAGGCTAGATGGTGTTGCTGTAGCATGTTTTGCTGAAAAATGATATTCAGCATCCTTATATTTAGGTTCAGGTATTTTGAAGTTTGGGGGTATTAATTCATCCTTGTCATTAAATTTTGGTTGTTGGTTGCAAATTTCAGACCACGCTCTTGAAAATTGTTGATTAGCTATATTGTTTTCATCTTCAAAGAGTACCGTTTTATTATTAAGCACAATATATCTAGTTTTACCAACATACCCACCCATTCGATTCTTTGAGTTAACCTCACCACAAAAACCTTTCTGGTTTGAAAACATGGCGGAGCTTGGATCTATTAAATCCTGCTTAACAATCTCCTCAGAAAATGATTTTACCACCAAGTTAAGTCTTGCCTGCTTCTCCTCCTTGCTTTCACACCCTACCAAACCAAAAACCAAACTTAATAAAATAATCTTTTTCATATAAAATGCACCCAATATCAACACCTTAAAATTAGCTAATAATCCAAATAAAAATTATTAAAGCTATAAATAAAATAACTCCACTGATTATCCATTCAGATTTAGGGTAACCCCATACATTATCTGGATTATTAAAATCAGGTTCTCTTCTACGTGTCGTTTTCTTAGTATGACTAGAGAACTTAGAATAAGATAAACCAGTACCTGGAATACCTACTGTTGTGCGAGTACCCTTCTTACTTACATTTACACGTGCACCTTTCCCACCCACAGAAACACTTGATAGCCCTTTTTTACTAATATTGACACGGATTCCAGGAGCAATTTTTATACTTTTTCTAAAATTCAATCCCATCACATCACCTATCTAGAGCAGATCTTTTTAGAAGCACTGATGGAACCATCATTACAAACAAACTTACTACCATCGCAATGACTTATCCCACCTTTCTTACCAGAGCACGGTTGTCTCCCTCTACCTGCTTCCGCAACACTTAATGAGCTTAAAACTAATAAAAGACTTAAAATGACTTGTTTCATGGTTTTTACCGTTTGTTATAAAGTGTACTAACTTTAACAAACTGGTTACTAAATGTCACATAAAGGAAAACCACCCGAAGGTGGTCTTTTAAATCAGGCTATGCATGTAAAAGTTTTTCAGCACCAGCAGCCAAGAAAGCCGATCGAGTAGTATATCTCTTACCTTTACCTACATTCTCATCAATTTTACGAATCAAACGGCTTGGTAAAGTAACATTGATTTTTTCTGGTTTACCCAGATAACGACTAACATCAACTTCGGTAACCGCCCAGATCATTCCTTTATATTCAGGATCATCGACAAATTTAACTAGTTCGGAAGCTAATGGGATTTCCTCACCATCTTCAGCCAATATTTCTAAATGGCCTGAAATAGCTTCTTTAACATTCTCAATAGCTTCTTCAAGTGTGTCACCAGCACTAAAACAACCTGGAATATCAGGAACAGTGACACCAAATGCCTCAGTATCTGATCCTCGTTCAATTGCAATTGGATATAACATCTCAACACTCCATGCCCTTGGCATAAACATATCGCCCACTGCGTTATGATTAGTTGTAAGGGATATAGTATTTAAAGTCGGGAAACAGCGGGTCAATTTAGACCCGCTTGTTTCAAAATGCTTTTAACAGTTCCGTTTGGTAAATCCTTTTTAGGATGTGGGATTGTAACTAACCCCTTTTTGGTTGGGTGTTTAAAGTGATGATGACTTCCTGAAACCCTAACCTCATACCAACCATCTGCTTCAATCATTTTGATTAAATCCAGACTTTTCACACCAATCCCTTATTAACTTGATGAGATAATAATAACCCTAGAGTTATTATATGTAAATAACTCTAGGGTTACTTTTTTGAGGACTTGGAATTTATTTTTTTATGGGCTTCATCTAAAAACAAGTTATCCAACGCAAAAATACAGTCATTAAAAATATGAGCAGCCACGGGTAAATCATTATGCTCTGCATAGACATTGATTGCCTGCTGATCTAAAGATAACGGGATGCCCTGCTCATACCGTCTGGATCTGGCAATAGTACTAAATGCCGAAAGAATAGAGTCGGCCGCATACGAATATTCTGGCGGATCCGGAATACGGCCACCTAAGAACTTGATTTGCTCGATTTCGTGCGGCGTTTTCGACGCATACGTTTTTTGGTATTTGTAGAGCTCCATGACTTTCCCAGAATTAAAGCCTTGTCCTTGTCTGCGTCTTCCTGAATCTTCTGGGCCTGTTCTTTAATGAATAGCCAGATTGAAATACCAATATCACCAAGATTAAGAAGCTTTGAAGCATTCTCAGGTGTATAGGGCTTTTCAGATTCAACCGTTTTATCGTCTACGATTTCGGCAAATACCACACCTTTCCAGTCTTCGATTAAGTGGGCGGCGCATGCATCCATTAACAATTCATGGTAAAGCTTGGCATCTTCATCTTTGACCATTACATCGTAGCCTTTAGACGAGATCTGGTTTCCTGCTCGTTCAATAGCTACCTGAAAAGGCTTATATGCGATACCACGGACTTTGAACTCAGCCTGTACCTCTCCATCAGAACCCTTATATTCACACCATTTTGATACGTCCGAGCTTTTAATAATTCCGACTTTTAAAGCCATAACAACCTCTAATTTTGAGAAATAAAAAAGCCCATGGGATTCCATAGGCTTTGTTACTGAATAAGTTGATTACACAAGAGCGCGTACAATTGTTGGCGCTGTACGAACTTGGGCAAAGTTGATATCTACAGTAATGATGTCATCACCACCACCATCCGGGTGATTGGCTTCCATGACTTCCAATTGCGGGAAGTTGAACGAATATTTACTTCCTTTGCTGTCTCTGATGTCGAAGGTCAGTGTAAACACATCACGGGTTTTGATTGCATCAATCCAACCAGCAGCTGTGGCCGAGAACATGAATGAAGCATTCGCTTCGATATCCATCATCTTCTCTAAATAAAACTCTGGAGTGTATTTACCAGATCCGATACAACGGATTGCTTCAAGGTTATTGTTAATAGAAATGGTCAAAGACTGTAGACATGCTTTGCCTTGAATTGACTGGCCGTTTACAAGCAAGTTTTCCACGTTCGGCATACTGACAAGCGGACGAGTCGAAGCTGCAACCGGATTCACTACAGGGTTAGTTTGCTGACGAGTAAACGAGCTACCTACAAGACCAAAGTTACCAGTAATTTTTCCAGTGGTCTGGATAGTAATTTCACCAGAATTAACCTGTACTCCACGATAAATAAAGACTTGGCCAACATCTTCGAAAACTTTAACTAACGTTAATGACTTACGTACCGTACCACCAAAACTTAAAGCGTTACCCGCCCAATTATTGAAGGCTAAAGCACTTAGGAATAGATCAAATGTTCCAAGTGATAATTCAAACTCTAACTGACCTGCTACTTCTGCTTCAGTAACTACCCCACCTTGTCGAAAACGTGAATCAACCACTTCACTGCTTTCTTCAGTAGAAACATTTTCAGATAAACCATCACTTACACGGCGAACTGTGTACCAGATCGGGTTTGCTGGAGTTGTTCCTAAAACTGCTTCTTCACAAGCATATAATCGAATTTTTGCGCCTGAACTCATTTATGGTTCTCCAAAATTTAGGCAATAAAAAACCCGCTGTTTAAGCGGGTTATTAAAGTGTTTCGTCTGTTTCTGAGATTTCTGGCGGTTCCACGCCATTCATGGCTGCAGCAACTGCCTGAGATAAGTTAGTAGGCTGGAAATCCACTGGTGTTTCACTCAAAGTTTCTTCAACCTCAGGTTCTGGTTCAGGTTCTTCATGCAGACGGATATCAATCCAGCGGCCTTCTGGAATGTCCATTGGGTTCTCGTGATCTGCCACAACAGCAGCAAGTTCAAAATCAAACTTACGCTTGTAAGTTTTAATTGAGATGTCACCATTTTCTAGGGTGTCATACACTACTGCGACGATTGTGTTGCCGTTTGCATCTTTCGGTACTTCGATATACCAGCCTTCCTGAGCAAAGCCTAAAGAACCTTCTAGTAAATAATCACCAACATCAATTCTCTTAAATTCAATCGGCTGTTTTTTTGCATCATTATTGAGCTCGATATGGTCGTTAAATAGCTTAACTACTGGTGATGCTGCTTTTATGAAACCGTTGGAATCCACAGAAGTATTCGCAGATGTTCTTAGCTGCTCAATTACAACAGGTATCTCACTGACAATAACAACGTCATCTGTATGAACAGTAACTAAATAATTATCAGATGTAATATTGGAAATACCGGAAAAATATCTAAATGCCGATGTTGAAGAACTTGCTGTTCTTCGAATGGCAACATAGTCTACATTTTGATATTTAACTACAGCCATACCTGAAATATGAGTTGTTACACCAATACTAATAAACCGAGCTGTAACACGATCATATGCTTGCTGAATTGATACTAAAGTTCTCGAATGTTGATTTGCTGAGCCTGAATCACCCCTCGAAAACACTAGCTCACCAAACATGTTTCGATTGGGTGAGCTGCTGACAGAATAAGGAAATAACAATACATAGCTAACGACAGAATCTAGGTTTACTCCCGTAATCATTTTTCTTTCAAAAGTTTGGCCTACTCCACCAATTCCAAAACCGCCAACTTCTATCAAATTACCAGCTGTAGTACCAACATTTCTAGTCGCGGCACTACCAAGCCCTAAGTTAGTTCGAGCATCTAGTGCAGTTGTCGCCCCAGTACCACCTTGAGAGACTGCAGCAGTACCTTGGACCTGCGAAAAGTTTGGTGCCAGATTAGGAATGCCTGAAGCGAATGGCAGCATGAATTGCCGTTTTCCCTGAGCCGAGTTATACGGGAATGGCCGGTGATCCCAACTAAATTTAAAAACAAGATTTGCCATTATGCTGTTACCCCGTCAATCACTTGGAAAGTCAAAGTTTCAGTGTGCTGCGTAGTACCACTAACTACAGCTTTAATATCCATCTGACACAGCCCTAAAGGCCAAGTTGCAGTGCTTGCACTAGATTTAATATTCAGCCATCCCTTCTGTGTACTTTGATTTAATGCAGCACAAGTCAAGGTAGCTACAGCTGCTCCATCAGCCAAAGCTTTAATCTGTGAAGTAAAGGTGTAACCGGTTAGATCAATTGCACGGCGAACATCATCCGGTGGATACTGCAGGGTTTCATCCATATCAACCAGCTGCAAGTTCAAGTTGAATGTGTCACCACGCTTAAAAACAAAATTGCTCATAAGTGATTCCTATAGACATAAAAAAACCACCGATGAGGTGGTAGTAGAAAGACGTAAAAAACTGCTTCTTAGCGGTCATTTAATTAAAGTAATTTAAGGTTTGTAATCTAAATCAACACTTACTCCAGTAACAACGTTATGTTTAGGCCCTCCGAGACAATCAACATTAGCCAAGCGTATATTCACATCGGAAACACATAGCTTATTTTCGCTTTGCCACTTCTTCAGTTCAACAGCCATAACATCTTCAAGATGTCTTTCCAGCTCTTGCCGTTTAATTTCGATTTCTTCTAAAGTCAGCATACATGACATATCAATTCACCTTGTACCCAATGCTCACATTATACTGAATGAAATCAGCATCTTTACCCGCATAAATAGATTGGCCATTCAAACATTCTAAGTGTTCGATTGTGAAATATTCAAAATGAGCAAGTAATGCATCACTCAATTTTGTGATTTCAATTATTCCTGAATTGGGACGTGCAAAGCATTGAATCATGATATTACCGGTACGGCGAGTACATGGCTTATCTGCAATGCCAGAATTAAAACTGGGACCACCTGCAATCGTTAAGCGGCACCAAACACCATCTTTAGGTACATTAAAGCCTGGAGCATTTGGATACTGTATTCTGTCCTGCGCAATACCAGTAAAGCTTTGCATACGATCAATAATAGCTTGCCTTGTTTGCTCTAAAGTCATTGCCATCTTAACCACCGTACTTTTGAGAAATAAAGTTAAACGTGAGGCCATAAATACCTTGTGGTGCTTGATCAGACCAGCCGTTTTCTAAGCGGGGTGCATAAGCTTTATTGTTCTGGATATAAACCAAATTGCCCAATTTAATCTTTACAGCTTGAATTGCTGCATCTTGAATTGGGTTTGTTTCAGGTTCACGCACGCCGAAATCAGCAGATCCAATCGAAACAATATGTGAAGCACGGTATGCTCCAGTATCAACAGGACTTAAATTAACTAAGGATTGCACGGTATCCATGACAATATTCTTTACATGTGCTTCTGCTGCTTTAGACACATCAAGACTAAAACTAGTCGGCTTTTTCCCCTTCCACCCCATGACTTTTAACCTCGCTTTCCTCATACATCTTAAAGAGATCCTGAGCGATCGCCTGAATTGAATAAGCTTCAAACTCAGAGCTCGGTTCTCGTTCACCCATGAGCTTTTTAATCTTTTGCCAGACATGAACAGCTTCATGTAAAAGCAATCCATACACTTCAATCTGATTTCTTTCTGAAGTATCACCAAGCTGAACAACTGCATATGCACCTTCGGAATAGAAATCAACCTGAGCTGCAGCCCCTTCAATAGACAAGAATTGATCGACCTTATTCATGTCCTCAAATAGCAAATCCATATGCAGTTGATTTCGAACTAATGTGTAATGCACATGCTGAAATGGTGAGATAAGCCACAAAGGAACGTAGTTTGTATTTACCATTCAAACTCCTAAATTGCGCCCATTAAAAAACCCACCGAAGTGGGTTTTAATTTATGCAACTGAGCACTTTTCTAATTTTAAAGACCAGTCTTCTCCAAATCTTCGATTAAGATAGTTAGTAATTTCTTCTTCGTATTTTGGAAATGTTGCCTCAGTTACTACTACAGCATTTCGACCACCTGTAACTCCATATCGGTCAAAGCCATTTTCAGCATCTCTAGAAGTTGTATTATTTGAAAGATAAACTTTTGCCTTACCATCTTTAATTAGACTAGCTTTGCCTCTTACATTTGGGCATTTCTTTTCTGGGATTTCAATGACGATTACATATGCTTGAGTTGCCATAATTTAATTACACCTTCTCAATTATGAAATCAACGCCAGTTGTCATTCCACCACTAAAACTATGGGCAGTTAACTTAGCAGACTCTTCATCATCTATTTGACCAAATTCTACAGCTTTTTCTTTTGAATCTGTTGTAGTAAGCAATCCCTCATTGTCTGGAATTAAATATTTACCAGAATCGGTTAACTTAACGATATACCCCATAATTTCCCCAAGAAAGTATTTTAAAAATAGGTATATAGCTTAAATCAACTAAATTAATCAATACAAGCTTATACCTTCCTCAACTGACATTTCCAAATAGTAGAAGCTGGATCCTGTTGAATATGAATTACCCGGAATGAGCCTAAGGCTGTTAACCACTCATCATCAATCTTTGGCTCTTTGGTAACTTCATTCTGCAGCACTGTAGCCTTTTTATCTGTGGCCAGTACTCCAAGCGTCTGAATCTCATATTGACTGTATGAGCCAAACAGAACGCCACGACCAGAATAGTTTTCTTTAACTTCGACATAAGTTTCAGTTTTAGGATCCCAATCTTTTCTTGAGATCCGGTCACAAGTAAATGAATGAACGGCGTCCGCTAAATCATCATTAAATGCTTCAGCAATATCTGCCTGAATTTCTTCACGTAAGCCCATTTAAATTTTCCTGACAAAAAATACAGCTTTTCGTTTGCTGTAAGGCTTAATCAAATCAAGAATGAATTGTTCGATTGCACTAAGCTTTACTGATCCGTCCTGATATTCCTTTTCGGTCTCAACCGTATCAGCTTTGACCTTCTTACGTTTTAGTGCCTGTTCCTGCCCTTGATATAGATCACCTTTCATAATGCCCTTGATGATTTGATAGGAGGCCGTTTTTAAAGGTTCAGGTACTTGGGTAGCATCTTCATAAGGCTTAACGTTACGTGCTAATAGATATGCTTCGGCCATTTGGAGGTATTGAGCCTTATCACTGGCAGATAAAGCATCAAAGCCTTCAACATGTTCTATCGCTTCTTGTTCAGTGATAAAGCTCATGAATTATTCCTTTGGAATTAATGCTAAAAGTTCATCTTTTTTAGCACCTGCTTCAAATGCAATGCCTTTTTCAGTTAGTACAGCTCGAAGCTCATCTACTTTTAGACCAGCATAGTTAATTGGTTGTGGTTGAGTATCACTTGGTTTTTGGTCATCTTCAGGTGTTTGACCACCTTCACCTGATTCAAGTTCAGCAATACGTGCTTTCATTGCTTCGGTATCATTTTGAAAGGCAATAAATTCGCCCTTTACTGTTGCCAGTTGTTCTTCGAGTTCAGCAATTTTTGTTTCTGTCATTTGTTGTCTTTCCCGTGCACGGTTAAATGATGAAAGTCCCATATGTGGATCTCCAAAAAGATAAGGCGGTGTTACCCGCCTTTTTGTTATTTGATCTTGTGCTTGAATGCCACAATACGGATCTGTTTAGGATCGTAGACACGTTCCCAGTTTGCGGCTGTTGCTAGACCAGCATTATTAGGTGCAATACCTGTATCACCTGCCCACTTAATGCCACGAGGATGCAATACAAAGTGACGGCGGTTAATAAGAATATCTGTACCTGCTAGGCTGTCTCGGTCAGTCTCTACACCAACTGGTGCACCAATATCTTGGAAACCAATCGCACCTTGGCCAAACAAGAAAGAGGTAAATACATCACCATCCACTGGCATACCGTCATCGACAATCACACGGCGATCCATAAAAGTTTTGTAAAGCACCACACCATCAGCATCACGCACAGTTTCAATTAAACCTTGCTTGGCTAGTGCTGCCATTGTGAATGAGTGCATTGAAATCGCTGTTAATTTATCAACAGCATCTCCCAATTTATAAGATGCATCGATAAATGAATGACCATCAATTACGGCTGCTGCTCCAGTACCAGCCGAAATGTCATGGGTATTACCTGCCATGCTTGCAGACCCAAATACACCTTTAAGTGTATTTACGGTAAACCCCTGAAATTCACGAGCCCAGTAATCTGCTACAAGATCAGCAATCGCACCCAATGGGTCATCACCAGATAATGCTTTAGATAAATCATTTGCACCCCAAGCCTTACCACGGGCATGCAAAATAGCAATATCTTTACCAGCCGTGATGTTATTTACCCCAAGAGCTTTACCATCTGAAAGTACTTCGGACTCACCGCTTAAATCATTCCAGAAAGGAATATTTACTGTGGTACCGCCTTCTGTACCAAAAGCGACTTTTTCATCAAGCTCCCCAACAATGCCTGACTGCCATAATGCAGACTTCTCGGCAGTCTTATTTAATACGTACGGAGTAAATAACTCAGGTACGATTACATCAGCAATTTTTGTCTCAGCCATTAGGCTTTACTCCTTAAAGTTTAATACCGTGTTTTGCCGCTAGCTCTTTAGCTAGTTGCGGGTTTTCATTTCGTAATTGCGCCAATTTGGTCATATTTACCGAGCCATCTGCTTTGAGAATGTCTGGCTGACCTTTTGAATTGTTGCTACCAGGTGCGCCCATGCCATTAGGTTTAGGCCAGTAATACGGTTTTTGCTCGCGTAGAGATTCAACCCATTCTTTTGGGGTCATCGGTGTTTGGCCGTCTTTACCAATGACTACTTCCCCGTTTTCATCAACTGCCACAGCTTTGCCGTTTTCATCTAATGCAAACTTTGACTGAGCTAAAAAGGCGATATCAGGGGTCGCTTCTGGCAATGCTTCAAGTTCAATTGCAGCCTGCACAATTTGGCTTTGAATTACTGATTGCTTGAACTTTTGAGCATAAGCTTCGGCTTTATCGGCACGTTCTTTTTCGGCCTTCAGTAACTTTTCATGCTCTTCACGCATCTTCTCGGTGCGCTTCTGAATCACTTCGTTAACCTTGCCTTCTGCGATTAATTTGGCCTCTTCATCCTGGTCAATTTGAGCAAAGACTTTCTTAACAATTTCAGGATCAATTCCTTCAAATTGTTTCTGAAGTTTTTGAAGTTCCAACTTTGCATTCTTAGCAGCATCTCGCTCGCTTTGAAGTGCAGATTTCAAACCTTTTGGATCTTCATAACCTTCTAAGTCGAGGCGAAACTTCCCGTTTTCCTCGACATATAAAGCTCGGTGTTCTTCTTTGATTGCATCAAGTGAATCAACAATAAATGGCAATGACATGTTCAAACCTCTCGTTTGATTGGGTAAAGACTTATCTCAAGGCATTAAAAAAGCGCCCCTAAGGACGCTAAATTTCGATTGAAAACTTAGTAATTTGTTGCAAATAAACGGTAGCCTTCTAGCTCCCAAAGTTTATTTTCAGCTGACTTTTCTGCATTTCCACGAGCCATACGCTCACCAATTTCAGCATCAAAGTTTTCAGCATTCACACATGCACTAAAACCCGTTGCTAGGAAAAACTTTCCATCTAAAAATGCATGGACAAAAGTAGATGTCGTGCCACCGGGGCGTTGCTCAACCGTATATGTAACACGCTCCATCAATGAATCAATTTGCGCTTTAGTTACTCGGGGTGCCACAGACTTTTCAGCTAACTCTTGCTCTGTTACTTCTTTGATCATTTTCTTCTCACAAAAAAAGCACCCGAAGGTGCTAAGGTTAAAAATTAAGTTCTAATTGATGAGTGCAATCGCTTTTAATCTTTCAAAAGTAAAACCATAAATTGCCATGGCTCTTGAAATCTTAATTTGAAGAAATGGCACCAGAATTAATTTTGTGCTCAGAATATATTGAGCATCCGACATATTGATTTGCTTTTCAGACATTTGTAGTACCTTTCGCTACATTTGCTTTGTTTGAGTCGGCCTTGGTTCATCAGTCAGTAAGCGAACACCATGAGCACCATATGCTTCAAAAGTTACAGTAATTGTTGCAGGTCCATTTAAGGCATCAGAATTCATCTGTACTGCTCTTTGTCCAGCTAGTGGTTGTCCAGTTTCTTCATCACAAATAACCAGATAACCTTTCAAAGTAGGGTGACGCTTTAGCACTAAATGTCTTGACTCACTCATAAGCCCAACTCCTTAAAGGTTTGCTCATCCAACTTTCGAAGTTGGTCCAATGTATATAACCGCCCCTCTGGATCGAAGAACTTATCAAAATCAAATTTTCCTTCCTTATAGAGCTTGTAACGTTTCGGCCCCAACCATTCTCTTTGAAAGAAATCATCTGTCTTCTTGAAGAACTCTCTAAACGTAGTATTGGCATCTAGCTGCCCTATTAACTGGCTACGCTCTTCTTTCGGGATGTCTTTAACTCGACGTTCGTCCATAACAAATGGCCGTTCACCAACTAATTTCCCGTCTTTCTCTACAGGTACCAGAATACTTCGGCAATTAGGATGCAACGGCGGTACGCGCTTTGCCGGATCGTTAATCTCCCATACGGAACCATCAAGAGTTGCGCAAAGTTTTGAAGTTCTTCCGTCTAAAGTTGCTACCAGTCTTACGTATTCAAAGCCAATCTGGTTAAAGCTATTGAGATAAGCTTGATTGGCTACATGACTACGAACTGTTCTCACCGTACGGTCGATATCAGTCTTACTGCTACTTAGAAGCCCATCCTCATAATTAAGCCGCTTGGTGCCGCGAATGCGCTGAACTATTTCCTGATTTGTTTTACCTGAGTTGATACCATCCCGAATGGCATACTCAACTTTTTGGCGTGCAGTTTCAGCAATCTTAGAAAGCAGCTCATCAACCAGTGCTCCTCCCACCAACGGTACTTTTTTAGCTGCTGCATAAAGCTTTTCACCATTTGGCTTTTTGATCTTGCCGCCATATAGCTTCGCCGTATAATTGGCTTCATATACTGCCAAGGCAGTAGCAGAAACTGCGAAAGCTTCAGGTAATGCAGTATTTAGTCCTATAAACCACTGAGCAATCAGATCACGAATTTCTTTAAGATTAGTTGTAGTGTACTGTCCACTTGCTAGAGCCATCTTTTCAGAATCATTTAATTCATCAAGCAAATCCCGAAGCTTTGCCAACATTAATATTGACTCATCATTAAAGATTTTTAGTAGCTCATTAACAGATTGAGAAGACACCCGATATAAGTACGCCTGATGTTGGGTAAGTACTTCAATCAATGATTTATCTTCTTTTGAAGCCATACGTCACCTCTACAACGGCATACTGTCCCGTTCACCTTCAACCCGCTTCACTTCTTCCTGATAGTCGTGAGCTGGTAATTTACCTGTCATCAGGTATTCCCAATATGTGCGGAAAGAGTTCTTTCCGGCAATAGCACCTTCATAAAGTTGTTTGGCCAGATTGATATCGTATTGCTGAACGATAAATTCAGGTTCAACCGTAAATGCATATTTTGTTGAATCCAGCTTTAACCACTGAGCTGCATATTTGATAGCTTGTTCAATAGCTGCAGCAGCACAAGTGACAATGCTATGTAGGCTTGCTTGTTGGTCATCCTGACGCGCACGTCGTGCTTCACCTGATTCTTGTGAGTTGGTATCAATCACCTTTGCTCCAGCTTCTAATGCCGAATTCTTTTGAGCATCCATTTCCTTTTTAGTGAGTTCAATGCCACTACCTGAAATTTCGAGATAACCACACTGAGATTCACTAGGAAGGCTCCAGACAGCCATCACACCAGTAACGCTAATATCTTCATCACCCTCAAGTCCATTAATCCAAGGCTGCGGATGAGCTGTATGGTGAAGTGACTGGTAATAATCCGCACTTAGCTGGTAATACTTGAGTGCTGCCTTGGCCATGGTAAGCAATGGTACCGTTCCAACTTGTGGAGAATTATCGGTCGTTCCACAGAAAACAAACGGCGTGAAAGATAGCTGATTACCGCCGAGATCTGGCGTTTTATCTTCTTCAACAGAGCCATCAAATAACCGTACAGTTAGCGCACCATCAACCATAGATAAAACACGGTGAACCGTCTTTGTATCATGCCCAAACTCATCTTCACTATTTTCGAATTGTTCCTCGAGCACTAACAGCTTTAGATCCTTACGGCCACCAATGCTGTTTTCCTTCCAGTTAATGATTGATAGCGCATCATATAGAGCGAAATATGGCACACCAGCCCCATCAACATCGACAAGCAAACCACAGCGCCCAAACTCTAGCAACTCTGAACAAATGCGAATAAAGAGCTGTTTAAGCCCAAAACCATCATTGGTTGCATTCTCTATCAAACCCTTTAACAGAGAACTTTCAATTACGATGTTAGGTTCCAGCTTTGAAACTAAACCAATCATCGTGCGTAATGCGTCCTGAACCCATAGCGGATACTGAGCTCGACTTAGATAGGCCTTATAAATCTCTCCAGTCGTATCACCTTGCTTTTCAGCCTCAATCATTCCGGCCGATTTAGCTAGGTACTTTGTTTGTGCCTGTTTGATCTGCTCTTCACCAGCAACGGCGTCCCGCATAATCTCCCAGCTTTTTTGTGCAGCAATATACTGCGGATGTTTATCAGTAACTGCCATAAAAACACCAATAAAAAAGCACCTGAGAAGGTGCATTGATTAACGAGAAAAACCAGCGATTGCGCGCCGTTTAAATATTTTCTGAATGATGACTGGGAATCTCTTAGCTATTGGATATCCACCAGCGTCCCCAACGTGGTCCAAACCAGCGCTTTTATCTGGCATTCCAAAATCATCATAGACTTGCTGTTCTAAAGTAGCCGTAAAGTTAGGACACTTGTTTGTGTTCACTTTTAAGTGTCGTTCACCCTCAGCATTCAGAATTTGTGCATTAACTGCAGTGATACGATCTTTAATACCGGGATTCACACCATTAACTTCAACTTTGAATCCATTTTTCTTTAAGATTGCATGATCAGATTCACTGAAGTTCTTTGATGATGTTGCCTGACCTGAAGCATCTGGAATCACAGTAATATCGTGATCTGGAAAGCGCTCATTAATCAGTTGACACATCGTCGGTGTATCTCTCACGCCAACCAGTTCATCTAAAGCTCTTGGCTTCCCTTCTCTAATGACATAAACCACAGCAGCCATTTTAAGCACGTTAAAATCCATACCAATGAGTAAAGGCTCACCTTTCTTAATTTCTTCATCCGTGTGGTTTAGAACTCGATCAAAGTCGGGGTAAACAGCACCACTGGTTAAATTGACAAACTGCCCTCTTAAATAAGCTGAAATTAATTGCGGCGGATAAGACTCATAAAGTGATGATATGTAGTCATCTGGAAGATTAGCTTCATTGTCATAAGTTGAAGCTTGAATCATTCCATAGAGCTTACGCTTAGCCTCTGATTTATTTGCCTCTTTAACAAATTGCTCGTATGTAAACTTAAAACCTTCTGGTGTTGTGGCCACATCAATACCGTTGAGCAAACCAGCTTGCTTATAACGCATACGAGCGATGATCTTACGCCAAGCCTGTTGAGCTTTGACCTTGGCCATAACATCAAGCTCATCAATCAAGGCGTGGCCAATTTTAAAACCTACAATGGTTGCTGGTTTCTCCATAGACCGGCAAATGATTGTAGTTCGATATTGCCGACCATAATAGATATCCACCTCTTTATTGGTTTCATAAACCTTAGTTTTAAGCCCCCAATCGAAAGCAACCTCTTCAATAGTTGGAAAGAAAATGTCGCGAATCTGCGGGTAAGTTGGAGCAAAATAACCCAAAGGTACTTTTGGGAATTCCCAAGCTTTGTTGCATAAACTGGAGCATCCAACCCAAGTCTTTCCCGATCCAAAGCCAGCGACAAATGCGCGGAACTTCTTTTCCATCTGCAAAAAATTAGCCTGAGGTACATTCAGTGTCGGATTGATGTTCGGCATCTTTTTTACTCGCATCTACAACTTGAATAGTTACCTTGACTGGTGTTGGATCTTCATCACCTTCACCCTCTCTTAACTTTTCAATCTCAAGTTGCTTTAACTCAAGATTTAAAAGCATGAGGTCATAACCCTGCATTTCTTCCCTAACCTGTTTAATAACCCCTTGCTTCATAAGCCTGTTGTTCTTCCAGTCTTCATAGATCTTCTGAAGTTCTTTAAGCCGATAGGCTTTATTAGCTAAAGGGATGTCATAAACATTCTTTTTAAAGTCCTCTCGGGTTTTATGAAAAAGGTCTTTATATTTCTTACTTAAATTCTTTCCTGCCGCTTTTGTCGGGTCATAAAGTTGTACCTGTTTTCGATCAATCTCAATGTTAAATTCTTGCTTGACAGCATTAGCTACCTGTTGAGGGGTATCCATGCAGGCAAGCGCTTGAACAATAAATATTTTTACCTGTTCTTTAAGTGCAGCCATACCCCCACCTTTGTCTAGCTACGTCTAGCAAAGAAGGCAAAAAAAAGAGCCATTCGGCTCAGTTGATTACGCAGTTTCCGCAGCATTTTGAAATATCAAGTTTCGAAACAAACGGCGGATTCTTTGCAGCTTCAACGATACGTTTAACGCTTTGACTCGCCCCCCACCGTTTGGTTACACCAACAAACTCTTCGACATCGTGACCAGCTAAATAATGTTTAGGTAAACCTGTTGAGCTACTAAAGATCATTTCACCGTCTTCATCACGTTCTACGCCTATATGGTAGAGTTCATGCTCAAGCAAAGCACAAAACTCACGATCATTTGCTTTGTCGCAAAATGTAGCATCAATGGTGATCAAGTATGTTGGCACAAAGCCGAACCAGTCTCGCATCTGTTGCTCTTGTCTGGCCTTACGCCATCCACCAACATTGAACATGACTTTTTCGCACTGACCTAACACCATAGCTTGCTTGCTTTTATATGCAGAAGAGGCCCAAGCACATGCTAAAAATTCTTCATTATCGTGAAGCAGCTCAGCTATGTGATCATGATCGGGATTATAAAGAGGTCCACCAATAGTTAAGTAATTAGCAACAACCCATTTTTTTAGATCTGGTGCTGGTGTTAGTCTTATTGCTTCTTCTTCATCTGCTTGATCAATAAAATCAGTCGGTGGAAATGGTCTGATCTGCTCCATCTTCAATTCTCGCTAATTCGTCTTTTATCCAGTTAATGACATATCCCGACAAAACAGAGTCTGGATGAAAGCGCTCTATTTTGTAACCCATCTCTTCAGCATGATCATATCGATCAAGACTCCATGCTTTATTTGACAGTTTTCCACTACGCCCACCAGACCAGGAACCGCCCTCAATTTCAATGAGCAAACGCAATTTCACAATATGAAAGTCAAAGCGCCAGTGTTTGGTATGGATCGGCTGAAACTTCTGTTCAAATCCAATCGACAAATCCTCAAGCTCTTCCTTAAGTGTTGCCTCAGCCTCGAGATATTTTTGTGTAGGCTTTGGCAGTGGCCGGCTTTTAGGTTTAGTTTTAGGTTCTTTTTTCCGAGTAAGCCAAAAGTATTCTGTAGAATCCATTATTCTTACCCATAAAAAAACCGCCCTAAGGCGGTGGCTAAAAATAGAGACAACTAACTATTATTTCTTAAAAGTTGCCTTATAAAGCTTTGAATTAAAGTAATCCGTAATTTCTTTACCTTCGGTTTGAATTTTTTCCTCATTTAAAGGTAAAAAATCTAATTCATATTTCAAGCTCATATACTCTGGAATAAATTTCTTTATAGGCGGAGGTGGTTTAGGTCCACCTTCT